AATGTATAATAATTTCTTAGGCAAATGGTTGATGCTAGACGGAATGGATACTATTGAAGATGCTGATACTGATACATATTTTAATATGTGTCAATTAAAAGATAAAGTCTATGAACCACATAAAAAAGTTTACGAGCTAGAACAGTTCATAAAAGAGATAAGTAATATTACAAAGCAGGTAATAGTATATAGAACTACTCATAAAGAAAATTTAAAGTTAAACTTACCTGAGAATGTATCCTTCGTTAATGAAAGCATAATTGATATACTATCAGAAAATCATAAGCCATATAGAAAAGGTTATTATGATGCAGAAGCATACAAAACTTTAAAACACAAATTTTTAAAATTATTAAGGTAAAAATGGATAACAGATTATATTTAATTGGTGACCTTTGGGAAACAACTACACATAAACCTATGGATTATTATGTAGACGACAAGTGGCCCAAGAAGAAGTTACAAATAAGTCCGTATAATTTATATGAAGGCTGGGCTGATGTTATTGCTCATAGACTAGATGCTAATATCTATTATGTTTTAGATAACAAAATGACTTTTGGCGGAACATTAGATATGGCTATGGATACTGTGAGTCAAGTTCGAGACACAGATTACGATAGTATTAATTATTACTTCATAAATTTGCCTTTGATAAAAGGTAAATTAGATTTAATTTCACCATCACCAGAAGAGTTAAAAGATTTAGACAGAGACTTACATACTTTATACAAAGGTAAAGGACAAGAAGTAAGTGATAGTTTAACAAATATTAATAATGCAAAACAAAATGATCTTATGAGATTAGAAGATAAGATAGAAGAGTTTTCAAAATTTATAAACGAAAATGCTGACTATCAAAATAGATTCTTAATTTCCACATACAATACTCATCAACTACGAAACTTTTATAGTCAATGGATGAGAGCATATAATAAGAAAAGTCAATTGCCAGATTTAAAAGTTCAACGAAAAATGGAAATGCTATTTGATCCAAAGTATACTGACAAGATACTTACTGATATTATATTCACTGATGTAAAACAAAATGATTTTGTAGTATTATATAATACTGCTATTAATGGTAAACGCCAGATTAGAATTACTGAAGATGCACCACTAGACCAACCAATATTTAGACAAGGTGCTGATTTTAAAGGCAAAGGCGTTCAAAGTAAACAACTTTCCAAACGAGAACACGAATTAGTGGGCAGAAAGATCTATAATCACTTGACAGAAGACACAAATCTGTTTATAATGTAAGTATGTTTAAAAAAATATTACTAGGTTTAACATTTTTATTTTTATGTACAGGATGTGGCACAACTGTAGCCGTTGTTGATACTACTGCAAGTACTGTAGTTTATACTGGTGAAGCAGTCGTAAAGACAGCAGTAAATATAGTCGATGCTATAACTCCTGACATTCTAAATGACAATTAAAAGAGGAATCAATGACAAAGTATCTATTAGTTGACACGGCAAATACATTCTTTAGAGCAAGGCACGTTGCATTTAGAGGAACAGATAGTTGGGAGAAACTTGGACTAGCAGTTCATATTACTCTTAATGCAGTTCTTAAATGTTGGCAAAAACAAAAAGCGGATCATGTTGTATTTTGTTTAGAAGGTAGAAGTTGGCGTAAAGACTTTTATGAACCTTATAAGAAGAATAGGGCAGTCGCCCGTCAAGCCTTAACTGAAGCAGAACAAGAAGAAGATAAATTGTTCTGGGAGGCATTTGACGACCTTACAAAGTTCCTTAAAGAGAAAACTAATTGTTCTGTATTACGTTGTGAGATTGCAGAAGCAGATGATATTATTGCACGTTGGATTCATAAACACCCTAACGATGAACATTGTGTAGTTAGTAGTGATACAGACTTTATACAACTACTGGCTCCTAATGTAAATCAGTATAATGGTATCACACAAGAACTTCATACACTAGACGGTATCTTTGATGATAAAGGTAATCCTGTTATAGATAAGAAAACTAAAGAGCCTAAAGCAATTCCTAATCCTGAATGGTTGCTATTTGAAAAATGTATGAGAGGCGACACTAGTGATAATGTGTTTAGTGCTTATCCAGGTGTTCGTAAAAAAGGTACTAAGAATAAAGTAGGATTAGTAGAAGCATTTGAAGATAGACAAAACAAAGGCTTTAACTGGAACAATATGATGCTACAACGTTGGGTTGACCATAATGGTGCAGAGCATCGTGTATTAGATGACTACAATAGAAATGTACATCTAATAGATTTAACACAACAACCTACAGAAGTAAAACAATTTGTTGATACTAATATAGATGAAACTATCGCAGAGAAACACAACGAAATGGTTGGTGCAAAATTCTTAAAATTCTGTGGAAAGTATGAACTAAACAAAGTGGCAGAGAATGCCGCCAAGTATGCAGAATTTTTACAAGCAGGATATTCAAAATGACTTATTCGATAAAAACAATAATAGATGGTAAGTTTTGGATTGTCGAAGCCGACGGCAGAAAATGTGGAACACTTAGACAAATCAATAATGAAAAATATGAAATTAATTATAAGAATGGTATTGTAACTGTAACTGACAAGGTACAACTACAAGAAGACTTTGGTATTGATATTGAAAATAATTCACAACAACATATGAGTACACAACCAACTATTGAGATAACAAGAAACACAGATGAAAAACACGTTGCAGATGTACATGGTTATCCAAGTGCAAGTCAACCTTTCAATATAGTTTATGATGTAAGAAAGAAATTACCATTGTATTCTAAAAATGAAAAGAGTCAAAGTATGCATTGTGCAGGTTACTATGTTGTTAAATATGAAAATGGTTGGACTAGAAGTTTTTGTCCTAAACTTGTTACGTTAGACAAGTACGAATGGATTGGCCCATATAAATCTAAAGAAGATATGTTAACAGTATTAAGGAAGAAATCAAAAGAAGAATAATGGAAATTTTAGGCATAGTCGGATTTTTAATATTTGCTTATGCAATACCTATTACATTATTAATTATTTGGAACAACGAAAAACCATGAGCATACACATCAACAACTTTACACACCTAGTATCTAGCAGTTCAGATATGCAAAAACCACAAGTGAGTATGAATACAAGTGATGCAAAACAACTCTTAAATGACATAGTTGAATTGCAAAACAAAGTAATACAACTGCAAGACAAACTAATTAATACACTAGAGCAAAACCGCACACCTACTACAAGCGATTTAGACGGCGGTTCTTTTACACCATAATAGTAGCACTTTACTCTCCTTTTTGATAAATATATTTGTAATAGGAGAATATAAAGTGAGTAGACCAAAACCAATAATTCTAGTAGAAAAAGTCGATAAAGATTATAAGACTGATCAGATTTTAGCCTCTGAAGGCATCTGGGCAGTATATTATGACAGCAAGCCAATTAACTTAAAGAGCTTCAATGCAATGATTGGTTATGCAAGTCCAAAGTATAAAAAAGTTTCTTTTTCTAATCCGGGCCATGCTATTAACTTGGCAAAGAAATTAAATGTCCTATTCAAATGCGATAAGTTCACTGTAGTTTTATTGAATGCTGGCAAATGCATATTTCCGGAATCAACAAGCGAAAGTTAACAGAACTCCTGCTAGAGCAGGCAAAACAACTCAGCGGACACCTAGATGCTCCGGTGGGTCATATTGACACGTTATATCCGCTTGTTTGGGCCAACTTCAGAGAAGAAGGCGGGTTAAGACTTACAAACTTTGGCAGAAAATTGTTTGTAGAACATTGTCATATAGAATTCACTTCCATTACATTAAAGAATCCCATAAAAACCTTAAAACAAGTACTTTTCTTAGATAAAGTACTAGAATGTCCTTTTTTCATAAAAGGAACTCCAACAGCCAAAAGTCATCATATTGAATTATTTGGTGATGAAGTTAGTACAATGCTGGCTTTATATGATGGAGATTTAGATTTATATTTAGAAGCAAATAAGCCACTATAGTTACTCCCAATACACCCTATCTGCCCGTATACGGCCCTTATATAAGCGATTAAACTACCATATTATGGGTATTTTACCCTATATAAAAAGCCTTATTTTATGCGATTAATAAAAAGGTTGACGTATTGTAGAACGATGCTATTATTAAAATATAAGAAACAGGAGAAAATATGTTAAGTTTTATAGGATTATGTGCAATACTTTTTGTTTGTATAAAGTATTTTCCAGAACTGATTAAGTTCGGTGTTAAAGTTTTTATAGTATTACTAGTGCTTTGGTTGTTCTTTGCAACTTTGGCGTGGGTATTTGGGTGGAGTCTTGCAATACATTTTAATGATGCATTACTTCAAATTCAATCAATCAACGGAATAGGAGTATAATATGAGTGCAAAAATGTATGCTTTAGTAGAAGATAATATTGAAAAATATTACACACTTGCTGAAAAAGTAATTGGTGAATGTGAACATATCGAAGAACTTTATTCGAAAATGTCAGAGCACAAAGACTTACTAAATGGTTCAGGAGAAAATTATGAAGATGGACTTGGTGAGTTATGGAACGAATATTGGTCAAAATATTATTAAAAAAATAGTTGACAGATACTAGAACGATGTTAGTATTAAAATATAGAAACAGGAGATAGCATGAAATATAAATTACACCAAATACATCTTACAAGTTCAGAAGTAGATTTAATTAATTCTACAGGTAATCATAATTCAGTAGAAAAGCAAAAATTTAAATTGAATATGTCTGCAAACGAAAATGCAGGTGAAGTTGCCAAGCAGGCTTGGGATAAAGGTTTTTATACTCATGTATCAAATATTACTGCAACAGATTTAGAAAATGTATTTGAAGTAGGTAATATTGGTCCTGAAGAAAGTATTGAAAGAATTGCTCCAATGTATTCCGTTTCCGTTGGAGATATTGTTGAAGATGAAAATGGTACAATGTCAGTTGTTGCAAGTCAAGGATTTAAAGATGTTGCATAAAAAGGTTGACAATATCATAAACGGTGTTAATATTAAAATATAAACAATGACAAAGAAATCAGGAGAAACTATGTCTACATCACTAACAGAAAATAGAACGGTTACAAGTAAGGGTGCTTATAAAGGTATTCTTAAGGCGTTCAAAAAGAAGAGACCTGTGTTCGTTTGGGGACCTGCAGGTATTGGTAAATCCGAGTTAATGCAAGGTATTACAGATTCCGGTGATCTCGGTAATGCATTACTTATGGACTTAAGAATGGCACTTATGGAGCCTACAGATATTAAAGGTATTCCATTTTATAATAAAGAACTAGGACTTATGGACTGGGCGGCTCCAGTTGATTTGCCTACAAAAGAATTAGCAGAACAATATGATACTATTGTATTGTTTTTAGATGAACTTAACTCTGCTCCGCAATCAACACAGGCGGCGGCATATCAGTTAGTTCTTAATAGAAGAGTTGGAAAGTATCAACTGCCTGATAACGTTGTTATTGTAGCGGCTGGTAATAGGGAAACAGATAAAGGTGTTACTTATAGAATGCCTGCTCCGTTGTCCAACAGGTTTGTACACTTTGAAATGAGAGTAGATTTTGAATCTTGGTTAGAGTGGGCTATTGAAAATAATATTCACCCAGACGTAATTGGTCACGTTACAGTTCATAAGCAGGACTTATTTGATTTTGATCCTAGGTCTTCTGGAAGAAGTTTCGCAACTCCAAGAAGTTGGACTTTTGTAAGTGAACTTATTGAAGACAATGACGTTGAAGAAGAGACACTTGCTGACTTGGTATGTGGTGCAGTTGGTGAAGGTGTTGGTGTTAAGTTTATGGCTACTATGAAGAACAGTGGTAAACTTCCTAACCCAACAGATGTT